AGGCTCGCGTTCTTGAGCAGCAGTTCCTTGGTCTTGTTCAGCGTCTTGATGTCGGGCAGGGCGGTCATCAACGGCCCGCGGCCATAGATCTCGCCCGCCACCTTCATGTAGCGCGAGATCACCCATGGGCTGGACTTGCGGCGGCGATAGACGATCTCGGCCTTGCTGATCTTGTCAATGACGTGGTAGCAGTAGTCGCCACGCTTCTGGTCAAAGATGGTGGCCTCAAGCAGTTCCACATCCTCGGTGGGCTTGTCCTCAATGCGGCGCTGCATCTCGGGCGGGATCTCGGCGTCAGGCCACTGGCGTGCGATGGACTCGCCTTTCATGCGCATGCGGCGGTACACGTTGTCCACCTGGCCGTTCGCGCCTTCCTCGTAGCTCACCAAGAACAGCGGCACGGGCACGAAGTTGATCGGGCTGACATCGTCGCCAGGCTGCACCATCATGCAGGCGGTGCCCACGGCCATGTCCAGCAAGAACTCGCCGATGGCGATGTCGAAGTTCGACTGCTTCAGCGTGTCGAACATCTTGTCGCGGTAAACGTCCAGCACAGCCTGCGCAGCGCCCTTGCGGTCGGACGGGATGGCAGAGCCTGCGTCCAACGTACACCACTTGCTCTGGGGCGGGAACACCACAGACTGCAGACGGTTGGCGAAGCGCTGGGTGCTGTTGATGGCCGTCGAGTCGAAGACCCGCTGCATCTTCTTGGAGCCGATGCTGCCACCTTCCCAAACGCCATACAGCTGGCGCTGTGGCAGGGCGAACTCATAGGCGTCCTGGTACAGCTGCTGGAACTCGTCCTTCTTGGTCTGTGCCAGCTGCTGGCGCTTCATGATCTGCTCTGGCGTCAGGCGCATGCCGCCTGGTGCTTTCTTGTCGTAGTCCATCAATCAGTCCTCGTCATCCATTAGATAGCCAGCAAGCAACGTGCGCTCGGCACGGGTCAAGCTGATGTTTTTCTTCAGCTTCTTGGCGATCACAGACTTTTGCTCGTCGTCCATTTCACCGCTGTCCATGCCTGGCTTTTTCTCTTTGCCATTCTTTTCAATGCTGATTTCAATCTTCATGCTCATGCTCCTTGCAACAGTGTTCGACCACGACCACGCTGCACAGCGTTCTTGCGTGCGCCACGGCGCTCGGACATCTCGCGGTCAAGCCCCTCAACAACAGCCTTGTGCTGCGTGCTGAACTTGCCCGAGTCAAAGGCTTCAATATCTGGTGCTGTTGGCATGTCAGGCAAGCCACCTGGCATCTTGGCGTCAAAGGTCGGAATGTCTTTGGGGACATACACGTCAAAGTAATTCCGCTTCTTTTTGCCGTACCAAGTTCTGTATTCGCTGTAGGCTTGGGTCTTGATTACCGGGTCGGCCTCAAGCTCGGCCAGCTTGCGCTGGTAGTCCTCGAGCGCGGCGTTGTACTGCTGCACTTCGGCGCGGTATTTTGGCTCGATCACGTCCAAGTAGTTGCCCACAGATGCCTCGTAAGGAGCCATCTTCTCGGAAACGCCTTTCTGGTAATCCGAGAACTCTTTGGCGTACTGGCTGCTCACGTCAGCAAACTGAGTTTGGTACGAGCGAGCCAGGTTCTTGATGTCAGAACTGGTGCGCCGCGCAATGCGGCTGGCTTGTAACTGCGTCAGCTTGGTGGCCATTACATCATCCTTGTGCCAGAAGAGCCGAGATCCATGCCAAGACCAAGCTCGGCGTCCATGCGCTCTGCAGACAGCAGCGAGCGGCGACCGCCACGGGTGCGGGCCTTGAGCGTCGATGCCTCGTAGGCAGCAGCCTTGCGGCGCTCCTCGTCAGCAGCCGCTTGCACTTCCTTGGCCTGCTTTTCCATGGCCAGCTTGTTCTCGGCGTACTGCGTTTTTTGGGTCTCAAACTGCTCACGCGCAGTCTGGGCTTGCTGCTCAAGCGAAGAGCCTTGGCGAGCCATCTGCGCGGTTTGCGCAGCGATCTGCCCACGCATCGCGTCAGAGTCTTTGATCTGCTGGGCCAGCAACTCTCGCTGCTGTCGCTCTGCGTCCTTGCGCGACTTGCGAGCCTCGCTGGCTTGGTAGCCACCCGTCAACAAAATAGCACCTGCAATCCAAAGCGGCATAGTTAACCTCCAATCAAAACTTCATCAATTTGATCTTCATCGACAACGTCAGTTGCATGGATGCAAAACCAAACCACATCTGTAATTGCCACGATCTCATGGTGCTTGTTGGCCGCAACGGTCAAACAAGCAGGCGCGTGATATTCGTTTTTCACGCCGTCAACCTCAACAGTTACAGACCCCTCTGACAAGATGCTGAGATGGTCATACTTGTGCGCATGACTCACAGCAAAATGCCCGGCTGGGATCTTCATCTGGCGCGCATAAACGCCAGAGCTGAAGTGGTGAACAATTCCAAGATCAATGTCAATACTCATGCTGGCAATTCTATTGGTGATTGGCCACAGGTCAACAAGGCGATTCCACAGTGATATCAGCCAAAGATGTCAAAGTCGGTGTTGGCCATGGTTTGCGTCTGCGGCTTGCCGCCCAGCTGGTGGCCACGGGTCATGCGGTTGTACTCGCCGCCGCCCAGCATCAGGTAGCCGAACGAATCGCCGATGTGCGAATGTTCGTTCTTGTTGGGCGCGTCCCGAAAGCGCTCCTGGCCAGCGCCGACCGCCACGCGCTTGAAGTGGTAGCCGCCGCCCAGCGCTTTGCGCAGCAGCTTGCACTCGCGGTTCACCAACAATCCGGGTTTACCCTGTATCAGGCGCTGCATTGGCGCGGCTGATGCCTCGCGGCGCACCTTGAAGTCGTTGGACGCTGTCGGCTGTGCCCGCAGGCCAAGCGTTCGCAAGAATTCAAAGCTGGTCACCTCGTAGATCGCGTCCCGAGCCTGGCCAGCGGGGTCGCCCCACAGCAAAACCTGGTGGTTTGGGTACAGCGCATTGAGATCTGCCAGCAGCTGCAGGCCAAAACGCTCGAGGCCCATGTCAAACGTGACGATTTCCTTGTGAATCACCCACTGGCCGTTGGGCAAACGCTGGCCGATGGTCGCCGCAGGGGTCAAACCGAAGTCAAGCCCCACCTGAATGGGCACCGTAGGGTCAACTACGGTGTCGCCAGACATGGTCGAGTCCTGATATTCGGGCCAGACGGGCCTGCCTTCCTGCACATAGGTGTATTCGCCCCCGGCGTAGCAGCGAATCCAGTCCAAATTCTTGCCCAGCAGCATCTGGGGGTAGTAGCCCGGCGGCAGGTTGGACAGGTTCTCGGCTTTGGAGTTGATTTTCCACCACTTGCCAGCCGAAAAGATGTGGTCGTTGGCCTCGGGCATGTCGGGCAGGTCTTCAGAGTCAACGGCCACCACGCCGCCCGGCTGCTTCCAAAACTTCCAGGCATACGGCCCGGTCATCTTTTCCTTCTCGGCCATCTTGAACCACCAGTGATCGTCGTCCATCGGGTTGGTGTCCATCAGGATGCCGTGCCAAGTGGCGCCGCCGTCCCGCTTGGTCGGGTATCGGCCCACCCGGTGGGTCAGGCCGTCAATCACCGCCTTTGGCAACTCGCGGGCCTCGTTTACCCACGCCCCGGTCAACTCAAGCGACAGCAGCTTGCGCACGTCCTTGGGCTGGTCAAGGGCCAAGAAGATCACTTCCATGTCGATCCCAGCCGCGCCCTCACGCGCAGGCAGGCGAATGTGGTGCGTGATCGGCGGCGTCCACAGCATCGGGCCGAACGTGGACTCGGGGAACAGATCCAGCCAGGTCTTGATCGTCGTGGTTTTCAGCATGGGGTAGCTGTTTCGCACGATGGCCCAACGGCTGTACTTGATGCCGTCAATGGGGGAGGGCTTTTGCTCCACCGCCTTCTTGAAGATCTTGGACGCGCAGGCGTAGGACTTGCCGCTGCCCACAGGCCCCATGATCCCGGCCACAAAGGGGTTGGCCTGAAAGTAGTCGAACACCACGGGGCTGGTGCTGAAGTCCAAGTTGATGCCAGTCGATGGGATGGCCTTCTGGC